AGGCGCTATCCATTGCGATGACATCACCGACAATGGCACGGACGTCGCGGCGAGCTTGTTCGGCTTCGCGCATTTCTTTGCGCAGGCCATCCATAGCAGCTTTGACTTCCTCTTTGCTCATTTTATTGTCGTCTTCATCTTTGGCGACTTTTTCCTTTTTTTCGTCTTTTTCGTCTTCGTCATCTTCTTTGTCTTTGGCAACCTTGTCTTTTTTGTCGCCTTCTTTATCGTCTTCCTCATCCTTGGCGACGATCTTTTCCTTTTCCTCAGCTTTGATAATTTTCTTGTCTTCTTCGTCTGCTGCGCATTTTGCCATGTTGGTCTCCTTAAACGGGTTGCTGTCTGCTACGATAACATCTTCTCCGGCGCGTCCGACAGGCACGAGGCATAAATGGCTGCCCTGTATCTCTGTCATTATGCCATCGTATGGCTGTCCTTCGTACTCTCCACTATTCATAAGTGGGATGTAACGGTACGCGCAAGATAATTCACGAACCACGCCCGTTTCGATGCCGGCAATGGCTTCCGCGTCCCAGATGCACAGGTCGGCATCGAGGTAGGGCGCGTTGAATGAAACGTCCGAACCTACCGCGCCGACGATCAAATCAGGGCGGGGATTTTCAACGGTGGTATGGACATGCTCGCTTTGAATTTGCATCCGGGCGAATGTATTGACCGCCTTGGCCAGCTCGCCGGGATCGCGCAACATGCGGTAAATCTGGTCGGGCTTTAATCCCAAGCCTTCCCATCCGGGGACTTCTTTACCGAGATATAAATTCACGCCGCATTTGCTGATATGCGATTTTGAAACATGCAGGCGGCCATCGGCGTCGATGGTGCGGACGGTAGAACGGTCAAATGCGAGCTTAACTTCGGTCATGTGAAATATCCTATGGTAAACAGCACGGTAGGTGCAAGCGAGTTAATATGGGAGGATAGGGCGGCAGGAACAGCGGCAGTTTATCAAAAAACCCGGTTGGATGTATTCCCCATCGATTAGACATCCCTCCGCGATATTGTATATCTTCCCATTCGCCCTGACGTGGCTGGGGCGCGGTTGCTTGCCAGCGTGGGAATGTAACCATTTTGCTTTAACAATACCAAGTTCCATTTGTCGTGTGCGGTTGCAAACCGAGTTAGCCTTATTTGACTGGTCGCGTGCGATGAGTTCTGCCCTGTTCGCCGCTTTGGGATAAAGCTGTTTAATTTCCCTCACCATCGTTTCAAGGTCGCGCCCGGCGGTATATGACCGCATGACAATGCCCCCAAGTTCCTGAGCATACTGCACAGGGATGCTTTTAATCAGGCTTATGTTTTCATTAAGCGAGGCGGTGAATGCGTCCTTGACGGCGGGTGTCATCGTGAATTTTACCGCCCAGCCAGCGTCCTTGAGGGCTTTCTGAAACGCGATATCGCTGGCATCAAACATGCTTTTGATATAGCCGTATGCCACTTTTTCCGCCGATTCATCAAACTTTTTTATCCACTTTTTAGCAAGGGCGGCGATGACTTTCTTTGTCGCATCCGACGGCGTGCCATCCTGCGCAATAAGCGCGGACAGGCGCGGGGGATTCTGCCGGTACGTGGCCGTCACCCAGTATTCAAAGGAAATGTGCATATCCACAATCATTTCCTGCAAGGCGCGTTGGTAATGGTGGCAAACACCCAAGTTTGGAAGGATAGGAGGGAGGATTTTCGGTTTATCCGTATGGCTTTTATTTACCAGCATCCGGCGGTTCTTCCCCGTTTGGCGGTTCATCATTGCCTTCCGGCACTTCCGGCATATCACCAACATCGATACCCTGATAACCGCTTTCGGGGTCTTTCGCCAGCTTGGAGCGCACTTCCTCCTGCGATATAATTCCCCTATCAACATAGGCCGTGTCTGTCACCCCGTCGGCGGCGCGTATTTCTGACAATTCCTTGCCGGTAAGCTGGAATAGATGCACGAACGTAAAGCCGATATCGGGGTCAATTTCGCCGAATAAACTAAGCTGCACAACCTTTAGGATTGTCTCAATCGGCTCGCGCCAGAATGATTCCTGCTGCGCGGCAATCCAGTCATAGAAAACGCGGATTTCACCCTCGCTTGAGGCATTTAGTCCGGTCGGGGATAGGCCAGTCAGGATGACGGTTGGGATGCGGCTAACCGAGGCCATTTGCTCTTGGGATTGCGCTTGCAGCTCGCTTAACCCGGAAAGCGGTGTATTTATTTGAATCAACTCCTCGCGCTCTTTATCGACCAGCATGATGCCGCGATTGCTGCGCGTGGCGGTAAATAGGTCGGCGCGGGCGAATAGGTCGGTGCCGTCATCCGCGCCTTGCAGCACCTCATCCATCGACGTGGCCAGCACGGTAATCGAGAAGTTATTAATCAGGTCGGACACGCTCTGGCGCGTGCGAAGCCAGTTATCAACATACGGCTCCGCAAGCTGCGACATCGACATACCAGCGAAGTTAAACGCCGGTTTGAGCAGGTCGGGCAGCGGGCGCGTCACCACCGTCATGAGGCGGGACGCATGGACTTCCTGCCCCAGCATGAACCATGTGGACGGCTTGTAAAAATCCGGCGCGGCGGGATCGAGTGCGTTGTAATTTGATGGCGTTGTCCATATCGCCTCGACGGGTGTTATGCGGGTGAGGGAATCCTTTTTAATCGTGCGGGGGTCGAGAATTAAGGGCAGTTTCCGGTCAGCGTTTTTGATGTCGATAAACAACTGCGCTCGGCCAAAAAGGCAATCATGCGCGGCGGCGGCTTGGATTACGCCCGCGATATTCAGCCGTTTGAATTCATCCTCAATCAATTTGATTTTGTCGTTTGAATCTGTATCGTCGTCCTGCTTTGACGTGAATTCAATCCACTCGCGTGTGATTTCCGTGGAAAGCGTCGATGCGAAGGCGCGGTATTCCGGTCGGGTCGCCAGCATGGACAGGTAGGAAAAGCCGGGGAATCCAACGATGGTCTGCGAGTATTGCGAAAAAAGATTATAGCCGGGGTTGTAGTCCATCGCAATGACGGGCGCGGTGGTGCCTTTGGGAACCACGCCGGGCAGGATGTCGGGCGGGCGCACTGGATAGGCGTATTTATTCACGGATTCGGCGGCGAAGTTTTTGGCTTTGAAGGCGGCGACTCGCAACCCGTTCGGCTTGGTTTTTATTGCCTTTTTTACCATCACCCGCGCCCCATTGCCTTGTTCAACGCTTCCTGAGAAATCCTTATCCGGCTGAAAAGAGGATACAGCATACGCAGGGCTTGAGTCAATGCGTCACACTGATCATCGAAAGCAGATGCGGGGAACGCCGTCAATTCCGAAACCAAATCCTTGACCCAAGGCGTGATGTCGGGATGCGGAAGCCATACGTTGCCAGCCTCCCAGTACGAGGTTACGGAGTGCGCACGCGCTAGCTTTGAGCCGTCCGGTTCAACGGGTATCAGCCCCGGCACTATTGGCTTCAGCGTATCGATGACCGCCGGGCCGTTTGCCTTGTCCTCGATGTAAAATTCGCGGATGTTCGGCCATTTTTCTTTGATGCGTACCGCCTCGGCAACGGTTTTGGTAAAGCTCATGCGCGCTCTGGATTGGTCGAGCAAATAGGAATTCGCGCCGCTTTTGCCCCAGACTTGAAACACTACGAAATCGGTGCCGTCGGTGTCCTTGAACGTGGCGTCAAGGCTGGCGATAACCTTGTCGAATTTTACCGGCAAGTCTTTCGGCCAGTAATAGTGCAAGCCGATTTCCTTAAAGACGTTGCCGCCCAGAGCGCGGGGGGACTGCTGGTACAGCGCCGACCACCAGTAATCCGAAAGCAAAGATTTCGTTTCAAGCAGCTTTTCCAAACTATGCAGCTCAGGCACCAGCGCGCCTTCTGGTAATTGCGGGTTATATCCTACCTCGCCGGGCAGGTTGATAGCCGGGAAACTCAGGGAGGTCATGCGTGGATCGTCCCGATAATGGCTCTTGATTCTGGCTGGTAAGTCATCCTGCGCCCACGCGGTGCCGATAATTATCTGCCCGGAATTCTCCGACATTCGGCTTGAAAACGTCGCCTGATACCAATTCCAGTGTCCTTCTTTGACGGTCTCGCTAAGGGCTTCTTTTTCGTTTTTCACCGCGTCGTCGAGAATCGCGCAGTTGTGAACTAAGATTCCGTTAGCGAAAAAATTATGCGAGTTTTCGACTTGAATATCAAAAACAATGGCCTCTTTGTCGCTTCTCGTAAGGCTAACAACATAATCAGTTTCTGTTCGCCACTCATGCGCGCATGTATCAGATTGTGACATTTGACACATAGGGTTGCTAAATTCGACGATGGATTGTTGACTGGATTCTCGTCTATATGATGCACCTCCAAACGACCGCCTGAAGATTTGCATAAAACACAAGCGTAACCGTCGCGCAATAGAATCCCCGGACGTATTGTTCGATATGCTTTCGCGGAATGAGGCTGTTCGCGCAATTGATGCGCCCCGTTCTTCCATTTCGGGTTGCCGTTGCCGGACATCAAAATGGAATGACCACGATCCGCGCAAATTTTTCCGCAATATTTTGAATATTTGCCGAAGCCGCGATTTACTGATTTGAAAGGATTTTGGCACATGGGGCAAATAGCCAATATGCTTTTGTATAACCTTGATGGCTTTGGTTTCGCGCGCCGAGACTTCAGACAAGTATTGCAATAATCTCCCGTATATTCCCGAGGCAACACTTTGTCGCAATCCTTGCATGAGATTAAGACGCGTTTGTTTAACGCCGCGCATAGCGGGGAACAAAATTTCGCTTTTAGCTTCTTGTAATCCGCCGCCGTAATAGTCCGGCACTTTAAGCACCGCCGACAATAGTACGTCACCTTCGGCAAGCATATCCGCTGTAACATAGCCTCCGGGCGTGTAGAATTTATGATCTCCAGTAGCCTCAAGAACTCTGCCTCTTGCAGTACGGATTTCCCATATCCCAAATCTTTTACTACTTGTGAAAGCCGTGACTTTATCATAGTGCAATCCTCCATTTCTATAGGATAGCACTTTACAGGTAGAACCAGCAACATTGAAATCCTCGATAGGAATTTTCCCCCTATCAGTTTCGACCAAAGAACCCGCAACCAAGCACGTTGCCGTTCTGCCCGTGAGGCCAGCGCCGACGCCGACACCCAGATAGCTTCCGGTTCCCCCCGGCGCGGTAAACTCGCTGATGCGGTTTAAGTCGTATTTACCTTTTGCGAGAGGCCGTGGGAATAGGGCTTGATGCTCCGGCGATGCGATGTTGCGCCGGACGTCCTGCGCCATTGCGCCAGCCAACTCGTCGGAATAGCTTGCGGCGGCGATGCGCCAATCGGGGAAGCGCGATAGCAGATAAGCGGGCAAACGGCGGCTGATTAGCTCCGATTTGCCGTTCTGCGGCGGAGCGGCAAGCACCAGAATAGGCCGCTTTCCGGCAATAACATTGTCGATAAATTTATCTACTTCGGCGCATACCGTCCGCGAAAAATGCGACCATTTGTAGGTAGGAAAGCAATATTCGATATATTCTCGAAACCCCCGCCTTGCTTTGCGCCGCGCCAGCAGCTCCGTTGCCGCCTCAGCTGGGGTTAGCATTGCCAGCTGCGATTTCGGAAAGCTGCTTGTCGGATAGCTCGTGCTTGTCGCCTATGATGTTGACGGTGGTTCCGGCGGGCATGGGGTTCTCTGGGTCGGAGCCGTGCTGCACCTTTTCCTGCTGGCTGAGATATTGCACCCCTAGCCACTTGAGCATAGGCACGTTGCCATTCATTGCGATCTGGAACTGCTTTGACCGTATCGACGCGCCGCCCTTGCCTTTGCCTTCGTTGATGGCTTCCTGAATGGCCGGGTGGCGCTCTTTGTGTTCTTTAAAAGCGCGATATGATATGCCCATCACGGCGGCCATTTCCTCGTCGGTGTGCATGAATTGCGCCATGCGGCGGACGACATCGAGGTCAAGGGTCTTTTCCGGCCTGCCGGTGGCCAGCTTGCCGTCCTTGCGGCGCTTGGTGACGTGGAAGCCGTGCTTGCTAGGCTGTCCGTCTTTTCTGCGAGCTGCCATAACTATCAAACTCCTTTCCGGATTCGGCATGGGTGGCTTTCTTGCCGGTCAGTTCCTGCCATACCGTCGGCGTGACGTTATCGGTTTTATTTTTTGATTTCATATTGCTACCATATCACGAGTTAATGCGAAGCACAAGTTGTTAACCTTGAAAGGCGGAAAGTCATACTCAATAAATAGGAGTTAAAGTATTGTTATCTCTGCTAAATAATAGTTTTGTCTCGCCAAGGTTTCCGATTATTCCAATGTAACGGCACTTGAGGACGCGGAAAAGCATAGAGCCGTCCTCGTTGCGGTGAATAACGATGCCAACGTCAGGTTTATTTATGAAATGCGCCGAGTCGCTTATGTCGTAAAGGCTGGGTATAGGGTATTCGGAGGTATTTTTTGCGCGCTGCATCTTGGCAGGATGAGCGACGATGATGATGTGGACGAGGTAGCGGCGTGCGAGTTTTTTGAACTGTTTGATAGCGAAGCCGGTGTATTGCGTGAGCGTCATTCCGGGCGGATAGTCGTGATCCATTTCGTTCCACGGGTCGATGACGATAAGCTGGCAATTATTGCGCAGGATGATGGCTTCAATTTTTTTAATCACCCATGCGAGGTTGGTTTCATCCTCTAGGCTGGGTGAGATAAAAACAAACTTGCGCTCAATCCAATCGTCGGCCTCGGCGCGCTCGCGGTCGCTCATATCGCGGACGAGCTTGGAATGGTAATAAGTTCGCAAGGCACGTTTATGGTCGATTTGCGGGGATTGCTCGAAGGATGCGATGCCGATATTCCAGTTATGCTTTAGCGCCATGCCGCCGCAGATGTGGTTTATCAGCGTTGTTTTTCCATAGCCGGGTATGCCGGTGAAAACGGAGAGGTCGCCACCGCGCAGGGAAAATAAACCTTCAGTTGACGATATTGGGCAAGGGAAAGCCTCCATTTCCGGCAATTCGGGGAATTCCGACATGGAATAAACGCCGTCGATTTTACACCATAGGGCTTTGTTGATGGTATCGACGACGAGCTTTGAGCCGCCAAGCATAAAAACATCATTCAAGTCTTTGCAGCCCTGCGGATAGCGCAGCCATTTACAGCGATGCTGGCCAATGCGTATGCTGAGATCGTGTAGGAGGTGCGCCCCGGCGTTGTCGTTATCGGAGGCGATGATGATTTCACGGTCTTTTGGCAAATCGACAAGGTAAGCATATTTTAAATCACCAACATCGACGGGTTTGCTTGGTGCGCCGTTGGGGACTGACACGGCAAGGAATCCGCATTGCAGGGCGATGGCGCAATCCATTTCACCCTCGCAGATGATTATTTTCTCATGGGTATTCTCGCGCAGGGCATCCCAGTTATAAAAAATCTGCTCGGAGCCTTTTTCCTGAAAGAATTTTTTATCACCTTCAAGCGTGCGGTATTTTATTCCGACCTCTTTTCCGGCTTGGTTATACGGAATAGCCAACATCGCGTTTATACTTTTCCAGCCAAGCCTGTCGGCTGTCTCGCTTGAGATTCCCCTTTTTTCCAGTAACTCCATGTGGCGTTGAGATAGCATCTTTTATTCCTCCTTTGTGTGAACAGTGAAAGCAATGCCATACCGCTCCGTCGGCGGTGATGGTGACGGATAGGCATGGGTCTTTTTTCTTTTTCCGGCTGGGGGAGCAAGCCGGGCATATCGTGCGGTGATTGCCGGTGCTGTAGTTTCGCAGGTAAATTCCATATTCGTTAAGTCGTCGAATCATTTCCAGTTACTCCCAAACCATTTTTCCCCTGATGGCGACGATGATGATTTTGTCGCTTTGATATTTTCGATTTCCTTTTCCCAATTCCAACTTTGAAAGGCGGCTGCCCAGTTGATGTATTTGTACCCCTTTGCTTCCGATGCTAAACGGAAATGGTCGAGAAGGTGAGATAATTGTTTTTGATCGATGCCGTGCTTTGTCTTAAAACTGGAAAAATCATAGCTATCCAATTTGCAGTTTTTTTCCTCCCATTGCGCGAGAGAAGTTTCAATTTTCTTTTTAGACACGATAGTGTCTTTTTCTTTCTTCTTAGAAGGTGTGGGTATGGGGGTTGGATTCTGGTTGACGTTTGGTTGAACAGTCGTTGAATATCTATTTAATCTTTTCAATGCACTAGCTCTGCCAGCGGCTGCATTTTTGTTTCTGAGCTGTACAACATAATTGCGCTCGTCCTTCAGCCTTCCCTGCTCCCATTTATTACTGCTATTTAATATCCAAAATGATAATATTATATGTTTATTAGCTTTCCAAGTTCTCTTGTCGAGACAGCAAATTCTCGATAAAAACAAATCATCGTTCGGTAGTGAGCAATCTGGCATCCGCCATGCAGTCATTAGCATGAGAAGGTACGCGCCATGCTGGATAGTAGTTAAATGGCGTGTATCAGCCATGTAGGCGTCAGTAAATAGCGGTAATGCTGGAAATTCAGCCATTGTTCATACATTCCTGAGCTGGTAACTTTGGAAAAGGTAATCGACCTCATCGTCGGAAACGCAGCCATAGCCGTGCTGCATCATGATAAATTCCTTGAAAATTGATAGCCGCATACGGGATCGTGCTTCGATAAAAAAGCTGATGATGTGCAGGCGCATAAGAACCCCTTGGCGGGATGCCAAAGTCGGCAGGGTCTAGCTGCCTTCCTTGGCAGAGCCCATAAAGCTAAAAAATGGAGGGGGAAAAGAAAAACATTGAAACAACTCCTAGACCAAATTGCCCGACTATAATGCGCCTGAATAGGTAGCATTTCAAATGAAATTTACACTCCCCTTGCAACTTTATAGTTAATCCGCATTGACACCTTACGCGATGCCGCCGCGCCAGATTAAAAATCGCTCAGGCGGAAGCTGCTCAAGCATCGCGCCCAGCCGTATGACGTTGGCGCGCTCCTCGTCGCTGTAGTGATGAATGTCGTAGATGTGGGGGTAAAGAAACGCCATAGCGAGCCTATAGCACTCCGACGTCGTCAAGCGGGCATATCCTCAAAGTGGAGCTTTTTGCCGTTCTTGTGTTTCCACTCGCCCTTGCAGGCCATGCTGGTCTGGCTGTCCATGAATTGCACGGTCTTTTCTTTCGGGCGCTCAGTAAACTCGATGCCGAGTTCCTCCGCCTTTCGCCGGGCGCATCCTTTTGATACACCCACATGATACCCGACATAGCCGAAATCCACCGTGCCATAGGTGGCGATTTCGACGGCGATGTGGGCGCGCAGGCATTTCAGCTTTGACTCATCCCATTGGAATTTTCGTGATTTACGTGGCATGTTATTTCCCCTTAGATTTTGATGCCGAGCGCCTGCGCGATAAGCAGGATTGCCTCGCCTTTTTTAACCTGTTGCGGCGTGAATTTCAGGATGCGATAGCCAAGGCCAGCGGCGATGTTAAATTTTTCCATATCCTTGACGATCCCCGCCGGGCGCGAGTGCCTGCCAAAGGTGAAAATGCCACCATCTATTTCGCAGGCAATCTTTTTATCAGGAAAGGCAAAATCAAACCGGAATTTACGGGGAGGAGCAAAGCGATATTCGGCTTCAAATGGGATTTTATGCGCACGCAGTTGAAATGCGAGGGCTGACTCCCCGGCGCTTTTTTTAATGGTTATCCCCCCCAGTTTTTTA